ATAGGAGTCCGTCTCGTGGGCTCGGAGATGTGTATAAGAGACAGGGGGTATGCGCGGATGTACGTCTTCGATACGTGCAAAGCCTTTATTCGCACGGTGCCGCTGATGATGTACAGCCGGACAAATCCGGAGGATCTGGACACGACGCTGGAGGACCACGTCAGCGACGAATGGCGGTATCTTTGTATGTCGCGGCCGGTGAAGCCGATGCTGGCGGCGGCGGAGGAGCCTGTGCTGTCCGATCCGCTGAATCAGGTGAAAAAACCGGGGCGCTACGGCGCGATCTGGTGATAAAAACGGGAGGTTATCATGGACGAGATTCGCATTCAGGGCGTGCAGCCGGGAACGGAGGCGCAGGCGCTCGGCGGGCAGGTGATGCCGCCAGAGGACGTGATCACGCGCGAGCAGCTGCAGGAATTTTCCCGCGTGCTGCACGAGTACAAGGTGGGCAAGGCCAGCACCGAGCGGCGCATGATCGCGGCCGAGCAGTGGTGGAAGCTGCACAACCAGCCGGAGGAAGAGAAGGCCGGAAACCAGATGTACAGGGGCTTCCGAAGCCGGAGCTCGTGGCTGCACAATGTCATCGTCAATAAACACGCGGACGCGGTGGAATCGTACCCCGAGCCGAACATCCTGCCGCGCGAGGAAGGCGACAAGCAGGAAGCGAAGATGCTGTCGGCGATCGTGCCGTGCGTGCTGGAGCAGAACGCATTCGACGCGACGTGGAGCGACGCGATGTGGGCCAAGATGAAGTACGGCACGTGCGTGTACAAGATCACGTGGGACAGCGGCAAGCTCGGCGGCCTCGGCGACATCAGCATCGAGCGCGTGAACGTGCTCAACCTTTTCTGGGAGCCGGGCATCACGGACATCCAGAAGAGCCGGTATGTGTACCACACGGAGCTGATGGACAACGAGGCGCTTGAGGAGCAGTACCCCCAGCTGCGCGGGCAGCTCAAGGGCAACGACTTTTATGCGTCGAAGTTTTTGTACGACGACAACGTGCCGACGGACCGGAAGAGCACGGTGATCGACGTGTACTACCATCGCGGCGGCGCGCTGCACTACTGCAAGTACATCGGCGACATCGTGCTGTACGCGACGGAAAACGACCCGGAGTACCGCGAGCGGGGGCTGTACGATCACGGGCTGTACCCGTATGTGTTCGACGCGCTGTTCCCGGTCGAGGGCTCGCCGTGCGGGTACGGATACGTGGATATCTGCCGCAATCCGCAGACGGCCATCGACAGCCTGGGCACGAGCCTCGTGCGCAACGCCGTGGTGGGCGCGACGCCGCGCTACTTTATGCGCGAGGACGGCAGCGTGAACGAGCAGGAGCTGCTGGACACGGAAAAACCGCTGGTGCACGTGGACGGAAACCTCGGGCAGGACAGCATCCGGCCGATCGACTACAACGCGCTGCCCGGAAACTACATCAACGTCTGGTCGACGATGGTCAACGAGTTGCGCGAGGCCAGCGGAAACACGGACACGGCGACCGGCAACGTGACCTCCGGCGTGACGGCGGCGAGCGCCATCGCCGCGCTGCAGGAGGCAAGCGGCAAGGGCAGCCGGGACAGCACGCTGGCAGCATACCGCGCATACAGCAAGATCGTAAATTTGTGCATCGAGCTGATCCGGCAGTTTTACGATCTGCCGAGATCCTTCCGGATCGTGGGCGAGCTGGGCATGGAGCAGTTCGTGTCCTACAGCAACCAGGGGCTGCAACCGCAGGCGCAGGGCATGGCCTTCGGCGCGGACATGGGGATGCGTCTGCCGGTGTTCGACATCAAGGTCAGCGCGCAGAAGAAGAACGTGTACACACGCGTGAGCCAGAACGAGCTGGCGCTGCAGTTTTTCCAGATGGGCTTTTTCAATCCCGAGATGACGGATCAGGCGCTGGCGTGCCTGGACATGATGGACTTTGACGGCAAGGACGGCGTGATGCAGAAGATCCAGCTCAACGGCATGCTGGCGCAGCGGCTGCAGCAGTACCAGCAGCTGGCGCTGTCGCTGGCGCAGATCGCGCGGCCGGACATGGTGCAGGGCATCGCGGCGGATATGGGTATCGCCATGCCGGCACAGGCGGGCGCAGGCGCAAACGCCGCGCCGAAGATGCAGGAAAGCGACGAGATCTCCGGCATCAAGGCCGACGAGCACCCGATCGCCGCGAAGGCGCGGGAGGCGAGCGCGAACGCTGCCCAGCCGGGCGGCGGAGCCGTGATCAAGGGCGGCAGCAAGGCATGATCGAGATCGTGTACGACCGGATGCGGCTGCGGCTGACGGCTGACGGGCACGCGGGCTTCGCCGAGGCGGGGCAGGACATCGTATGCGCGGCGGTGACGATCCTTGTGTACACACTGGCGGCCGCCGTGGGCAACATGGACGCCGCCGGGCAGGCACGCGGCTCGAGCGTGGAGCTGGGCAGCGGGCACGCAGAGATCGTGTGCGCTGCATCGCCGCGATGGCGCGCGTGCGCGAAGATGATCTGCGACCAGATCTGCGCGGGATTCGATATCCTGCGGCAGATGTACCCGGAGCGCGTGCGCTACGAGGTGCGCGGATAAAAAAATTTCAGAGATCCGAGGCCGAGGGATAGAGAAAGCCCTCGGCCTTTTTGTATGCTGGAGGTGCGAGGGCGCAGGAGCTTTCGCGTGTGTACCTCCTTTCTTCTGTTTCCCATCCATCTCCTTTTCTCTTGGCACCCACGCAGCGGGGAGACTGCTGCGTGGGTATCTATGCCGCTGCGAGGCGCGCTGCAGCGATGGACTGCAAGTGCCGGTGCAACTCCGGCAGGCGGCTGACAGGGTCGTGGCCTACCACAGATTTTTTACGGAGGCATCCTTATGCGATTTGACATTCGGGCGCTGGCCATGTACGGCCTGCAGCTCTTCGGCGGCGAAGGTGGCGCGGGTGGCGCGGCCGGAGGCTCTGCCGGAGCGGGCGCAGGCGCAGATGGTGCGGGCGCTGCGGGCGTAACGGCTCCCGACGCCGGGGAGCGCATCCTGACCGGGCTTGGTGTCCCGGCGGACAAGATCAGCAAGCGGTCGAGAGCGCGCGTATCGGCCATGCACCGTGACGACGGGGCAGCGGCAGAGGCGGCGCAGACGCAGGACGACGCTGCGAAGGGCACCGATGACGGGCAGGGAATGCCGAAGCGCCTGACGTGGGACGAGATCATGGCGGATCCTGAGTACAACGAGCAGGCGCAGAAGATGATGCAGAAGCGGCTGGCAAAGTCGAAGAAGTCCGAGCAGGCGCTCAAGGACCTGACGCCGGCATTGGAGCTGATGGCGCGCAAGTACGGCATCGACGCGGAGGATATCTCCAAGCTGGACGTGCAGGCGCTGAACAAGGCTGTGACCGAGGACAAGGCGTACTACGAGGAGCGGGCGGACGAGCTCGGCATCCCCGTCGAGGAAGCCATGCGTATCGACCAGCTGGAGCGGCGCAACAAGCTGCTGGAGAACCAGAACAAGCAGACGCTTGAGCAGCGCAGACTGCAGGAGCATTTCGACGGGCTGGTGCAGCAGGCGGCGAAGCTGCAGGAGATGTATCCGGGCTTTGACCTGCAGACGGAGCTGGAGAACCCGGTCTTCGCGCGGCTGACCGCGCCGGGCAGCCTGATCAGCGTGGAGGATGCCTACTTTGCCGTGCACCGTAAGGAGATCCAGACGGCGGCGATGCAGGTGGCAGCGCAGAAGACCGCACAGCAGATCAGCAACAGCATCCAGGCCGGGCAGCGCAGGCCGGCAGAGAACGGCAGCGCATCCCAGGCAGCATCCATTTCTGCCCCGACGACGATGTCGCGCGCGAGACGCGACGATATCAAGCGCCGCATGCGCATCGCAGCGGCGAACGGGGAGAAGCTCTATCCCAACACGTTCTGACGACGTGCGGCGGCTCCTCCCGGACGAACGACATTTTCTGAAAGGGGAAGCTATTTTATGAAGACCATTCTTTATTCCATGCTCGGTCTGCAGCTTTTCGCGGACGCGGGCACGCTGGTCAACGCGACCGGCAACTACGTCAACGCCTCGACCGGCACGACGACCGCCTTCTCCGGCACCAACACGCTTGCGCCGGAGCTCAAGACCTTTTATGACACCGAGCTGCTCGAAAACGCCCGCGCCGAGATGTTTTATGCCCAGTTCGGCAAGAAGCAGGCGCTGCCGAAGAACCACGGCGGCACCGTGGAGTGGCGCAAGTGGAACACCTTCGAGAAGGCCGGCAAGCTGACCGAAGGCGTGATCCCGACGGGCCAGAAGTTCGGCGTGACCAAGCTCGAGGGCAGCATCAACCAGTACGGCACGTACACCAGCATCACCGACCGTCTGGAGCTGCGCGCCTACGACGACGTGATCCTCGGCGCGACCGAGGAGATGGGCGCGAGCGCCGCAGAGACGCAGGAAAAGCTCATCCGCGACGCGCTGCTGACCAACACGAACGTGCTCTACTGCGACAACCTCAGCGCGGCCGGCGCGTATATCTCCACGCCGACCTCCTGCGCCGAGATGGGCGCCGGCGGCGGCGCGAGCGCTGCTGACGGCTACGCCTACCTGACGCCGGACATGATCGCCAAGGCGGTCACGAAGATGAAGAAGGACCGCGTGCCGACCATCAACGGCAAGTATTACGCCGTGATCCATCCGTCCGTCGCCTACGACCTGCGCAAGTCCAAAGAGTGGATCGAGGCGCACAAGTACGCCCAGCCGGACGAGATCTATAACGGCGAGATCGGCGAGCTGCACGGCGTGCGCTTCATCGAGAACACGTTCGCGCCCGTCCTGACCGGCACCGGCTACAAGAACAAGAGCGAGGGCGCGACCTACGCGACCTACTTCTTCGGCAAGGATGCCTTCGGCATCATCGATCCGGAGGGCGGCGCGCTGGAGATGATCGTGCACGACAAGTCCGAGATCGGCGGCCCGCTCAACCAGTTCAGCACCATCGGCTACAAGTTCGAGACCAACGGCGCGACCGTGCTGTACACCGAGCGCCTGCTGCGCGTGATGAGCACGTCTGCTTACAGCGCGACGGACGCCGCCAACTGAGGCGAAACCAATACGGCCGGAGGCGCTGCGGCGTCTCCGGCTGATGTGAGAAAGGAGCGTACCAATGGCAACTGAAAAGAAGACCGAGGCTGTGGCCGAGAAGACCGAGGCTGTGGCCGAAACGATGCCGGATCCGTATGAGCTGGAGGAAATCTTCATTCCGCGCGCTGGCGCGAAGGAAGATCCAAACCTGTTCGTGAGCGTCAACGGCAAGAATTTCTTGATCCCGAAGGGCAAGAAGTCCAAGGTGCCGCGCTACATCGCCGACGAGATCCGCCGGTCTGAGCGCGCACGCGATGACTTTGAGGCGTTCGTAGACCAGGCGACGGCGGCCGCACAGCAGGCAGAGTAAACCCAGGGGAGGCGGCAATCACGCCTCCCTTTTTCAGTACAAGGAGCAGAGACTATGACGATTTCGGACGCGATCACAATGGTGGACGCCCTGCGGCCGAACCAGTATTCGCAAGACATTAAGATCCGGTGGCTGTCGCGCCTTGACGGGATGATCTGGCAGGAAGTGATCTGCACGCACGAGGGCGGCACGGAGACGTTCAACGGCTACGGCGAGAACACGAGCATGAGCACGGAGCTGCTCGTCGGCAGCCCGTATGACGAGGACGTGTACAACAACTACCTGCAGGCCATGATCGACCGCGAAAACGGCGAGGCGGGCAAATACAGCCAGAGCATCACGCTGTTCAACGCGGCGTTCTCGCGCTGGCGCAACTGGTATAACCGCGCGCATATGGCGAAGGATCCCGGAGTATTCCGGTTTTGATGGAGGGATGACAGATGCCGACATATCCGACGATTCAGGAAACGGCACGCTCGCAGCAGGTGACGGATACCTTCGGCGGCTACAACCACAACCTCAAGATCCCCGAGGGGGAATTCTACGAGATGGAGAATCTTTGCGGCGACGATTACCCGCTGCTGGCAACAAGAAAGCAGCGAAAGACACTGCAGGGTTCGGCCGAAAACCTGAAGGCGATAGTATCAAAAGGAAATAAGCTTTACTACATCGCGGGATATGACAGCACGACAAAGACCTGCGGCTTCTATGCCGGCGACGAGAAGGTCATGGATATGGCATACACCGGCTCGAAGCGGTTCGTGAGTATGGGCGCATACCTGCTCATCTGGCCGGACAAGGTGTGGTACAACACGGCCGACGGCACGCACGGGAACATGGAGAAACTGTTTTCTTCCGCGGCGGGGGCATATCTGTTTTCTGAGACGAACGCCGTTTCCGGCCCGGACGGGCAGGAGACGATCACGGTCTATGCCGAATGGCTGGTGGAGCCGTGCAGCAGGGACGGAAAGATTGTGTACACGACGAGTGAGACGCACAGCGTGGCCTTCGGGAGCAGCCGCACGGCGACACTGGGCGGGATCACATACTACTACCTCAACGGCAGCAAACCGTCTGAGCCGAAAAACGGGGACGCCTACATCGACGGGGAGACACGGACACCATACGTCTACAGCGGTGCACAGAAGGACTGGGTGGCGCAGGACGTGCCGGTGATGCGGCTCAAATGCAAGGGGATCGGCAGCGGCTTCGTGGCCGACGACTACGTGAAGATAGACGGCGTGGGCGTGGACACGGATTTTCGCATGCTCGGCGGTGACAACCTTGCAGACGGAGCATACCGCGCGGTGCTGGCCGCGGAGGGCGATTATCTCGTGCTGGATGCTTATGCGCCTGCAGTGGACGTGCGCTATACGCTCAATGCTCCTCCGGAGGCCGGGGCTATCAAGGCTGCGATGGATCTTCCGGATATGGACTACGTCATCGAGGCGCAGAACCGCCTCTGGGGCTGCAAGTACGGCACGATGAACGGGAAGCTTGTCAACGAGATCTACGCGAGCGCGCTTGGGCGCTTCGACGTGTGGCGCAAATATGCAGGCGTGAGCACGGACAGCTACGCTGCGTCGGTCGGATCTGACGGCCGCTGGACGGGCGCCGTGAATTATCAGGGCTACCCGCTGTTTTTCAAAGAAGACCGGATGCACAAGGTGTATGTGTCCGCGAGCGGCGCACACAGGATTCAGGAGTACACGATGCGCGGCGTGCAGCCGGGGGGTGCAAAGAGCCTCGCGGTGGTCAACGGTGTGCTGTTTTACAAGGCGCGCGACTGCGTGTGCGCCTACGACGGAAGCGGCGCGCCGACGGACGTGAGCGAGAAGCTGAACCTGAATTCGCTTTCGCGGCCGGGCAGCACGACAAGCGTCGCGGCGGCGTACCGCGACAAGTATTATCTCTATCTGCAGATGAATACGCCTCCGGGAAGCCGCCTGCTCGTTCTGGACACGCGGCGCGGGACGTGGTACCGCGAGAGCCTGCCGATCGGCAGCGTTGTTGGTTTCACGGAGTTCCTTGGTTCTCTTCTGTGCGGAGCGGGAGACATCGAGGAGATCGCGCACGACAACCAGGAATCCGAACTGAGCGGCACGAAAGAGGGCGACGTGGTGTGGAGCTGTGAAACCGGCCTGATCGGCTACAGCACGGTCGAGCAGAAGTACATCAGCCGATTCAATATCCGCATGAGCCTCGCGCAGGGCGCACATATGGACGTACTTGTGCAGTATGACTCCGACGGGCTTTGGCACAATCAGGGACGGATACAGGGAGCAGGGACGCGCACGTTCATGCTTCCAGTGCGGCCGAGGCGCTGCGACCACTTCCGCATCCGGCTCGAGGGCAGCGGGGACGTGCGCATCTACAGTTTCGCAAAAATATTCGAGGTGGGGAGCGATGTGTATGCTGACATTTGATTACCCGCAGACGTATGCAGTGACCGGCAGCACAGAGGAGCAGCTTGCCCAGCTGCGCTCGTACATCTGGCAGCTTGTGAACATGCTCAATCAGGAATACGACGGGAACAAGGCCGGAATCGGCGCTGCAGATACTGCCGCGCTCCGTACAGAGCTGGAAAAGCTGCGCAAGGCGCTGCGGGATCTGGAAGCAAAGAGCGGTCACGGCCTTCCGAGCGGCGGAACGACCGGGCAGGCGCTGACGAAGCTATCCGACAGTGACTATGACACGGGCTGGCGCACGCCGACAGGCGGAAGCGGCGGAGGCGGCACAGTGCAGAGCGTCAACCAGGTACTGCCGGATAACGCCGGAAATGTGCAGCTGACGCCGAAAGACGTCGGCGCGGTGGACGAGGATGATGAGCTGACGATCCTCGAAGTCATTGATATGTGGAATAACGCTTAGGGGGAGAACTATGGCTGGAAAATACTCGGGGCAGAATGCTCTAGACAAGCTGATGCATTTGGTGAAGACGGCGCTGCGTGGGAAGCTGGACAAGTCCGGCGGCACGATCACCGGAGATCTTAAAGTGAACGGGGACTTTGAACCTGTCAAGGGGCTTACGACAAGCGGCGGGATTAACGCTCAGTCTGTGAGTACGCCGGTTCTCGCCTTGCACGACAACGGGACCGCAGGAGCAAACGCCAGCATCAACGTATCTGGTGCGGGTACCGTGGAGGTGACTGTGCCGGACGGCGATAAGCGGGCTAAGGCGCGCCTTAAGGTGGGCACGCCGACCGATGACGACGATGCGGTGACGAAGAAATACGCGGACGCGGCACGTGTAAAGACCGAGGACTTCTACGTAACGTTCACACGCCAGAAAGATTCGTCCGGAAATTACACAGACGATTACACGACGAACTACACGGCGAAGGAGATTTACGAAGCGTATCAGGCCGGGAAACGCGTGTGGCAGCTGGATATGCACATGCGCTACCAAATCACCAGAGCCGAGCATACCCCTTCCGGAATCTATTATATTGACTTCATACACTTTGAGCCTGGGAACATGGTGGCGTGTTATTCCGTGCAACAGAAAAGCGACACTGCCGCGTCGACTGGGAGCAAGTTTGTCTACGGCATTATCGCGCCGAACCCCGGAAGCGCGGATAACGGAAAGTACCTGACGGTGAACGGGAGCAAGATCGCTTACACGGACTTGCCGGATGGTATTACGGTCGACAGCGCTATGTCTGCGTCCAGTACGAATCCCGTGCAGAACAAGGTCGTGAAAGGCTATGTGGACACGAAGGTCTCCGGTCTGCAGACGGCAGATCAGGTGCAGGCTGCCATCAGCAGTGCGATCACCGGTGTGTACACACCGAAGGGCTCAATCGCGTTCAAGTCTTTGCCGACGGCGGCGGCCGGAAATAAGGGCTGGGTGTACAACATCACCGACGCGTTTACGACTACGGCAGCGTTCGTCGAGGGCGCAGGGCACAGCTACGGTGCGGGCACGAACGTCGTTTGTGTGGACGCTGGCAGCGGCAGCTACAAGTGGGACGTGCTTGCGGGCACGATCGACCTGACGGAGCTGACTGCGGACGAGGTGCAGAAACTCTGGGACTCCATCTGACGGGGGGAATGATGCATGCAGACAAGCGGGAGCACGGCGGTCAAGAAGCTGATCCAGCTTGTAAAATCCGCGCTGTCCGGCAAGATGGACAAGTCCGGCGGGACTTTTACGGGCAATGTCTCCGGCAAATACTTTACCGGCACGTGGCTGCAGACGACGGAAGCAACTGACCTCGGCCGCGCACCCGGCAAGATCGCCGTGCTGGACGGCAGCGGCTGGGTGTACTATCGCACTCCGGCGGAGCTGCTGGCGGACATCGGCGCAAGCGGAGGCGGCGCGGACTACGTCGTCGAGCAGGGATCAAATAACTTTTGGACGTGGCGAAAATGGTCGAGCGGCATCGCGGAGCTGTGGGCGGTATCCGGGATTGACCAGCTGCAGATATCGTCCGCGTGGGGCAGCATGTACTATGGCACGTGGATGGACCTGGCGAGCAACGTGGAAGCAAGAAAGTACCCGTTCGCGTTCATTACAGCGCCGTCGGTCTCGGCGTCTTATAGCGGCGGCTCTTCGGACGCTTGGCTGATCTCCGTTTTTAAGGCCAGCGACGATCCGCTGACCAGCGCACCGGCGTATGCGCTCGCTCGGCCGAACAGCGCGACGATAATCAAGCCGCGCATCAGCTATTACGTCATCGGCAAGTACAAGTAAAGGAGGCCGCGCATGGCAAAGAAAAACTACAACGGTGTCGAGTTTGACGACAGCGTGGATTATGCCGCGCTGATGGATAAGGCTGCTGCCGCTGGAGACAACGAGAAGGCAGCCGTCCTGGAACGAAAGCGCAACGCGAAGATCCAGTCAGGCGGCATGGATTACGAGACGACAAACCAATACGCGCAGTATCTGCCGAAGGCGGAAACGCCGTATGAAACACAGACGGACTACGGCGCGCTGATGGACAAGGCCGCTGCATCCGGAGATTACACGAGCGCAGCACGGTATGAGAAGCTGCGCAACGCGAAGATCAAGGGCGAGGGTCTGGACTATGAGACGAGCGATTACTACTCGAAGTACCTGCCCGAGAACCGGTATACCTACGACCCGAGCAAGAACGACGCATACCAGCGCGCGAATGATCAGGCGACGGAGATCTACGACAAGATCATGAACCGCGGGGAGTTCTCGTATGACGTGAACAAGGACAAGCTCTACCAGCAGTACCGCGATCTGTACGCGCAGATGGGGCGCGGCGCGATGGAGGACACCATGGGGCAGGCGGCGGCGCTGACCGGCGGCTACGGAAGCACATACAGCCAGAACGCGGGGCAGCAGGCGTATAACAGCTATCTGCAGAAGCTCAACGAGGTCGTGCCTGAGCTGTATAATGCAGCCTACAACCGCTACAATCAGGAAGGCCAGAACCTGATGAACCTCTACACCATGGCGCGCAGCAACGCAGACAGCGCTTACGAGAGAGACTACAACCAGTGGTATAACCGGCTGCAGCTTGAGCGCAGCGACGAGGACACGGCCTATAACCGCCAGCAGACCGAGGAGCAGAAGAAGCTCACGCAGGAGGAGACGGACTACGAGCGCAAGCAGAACGCCTGGAGCCGTCTGTCGTCCCTGATCACGACGACCGGATACCAGCCGTCGGACGAGGAGCTGGCGGCGGCCGGGATGTCTGCCAACGAGGCGGCATATCTGCGGCAGTATTACCAGCAGCAGTCGGCAGCAGCGTCAAATAAGAGTGGGGGGTCGGGCGGCGGAAGTAGAAGAGGCGGGAGCGGATACGGAGGCGGCGGAACGCAGACGGAACAGACGGGTTCACCGTCTCCGTATGCACACAAGCCCGGCAGCGGGATCACGCACAACGACATTGACATCACGGACGCGAGCGCAGTAAAAGACGCTGCGGCCGTGGCGGGCAGAGTGAAAGAGATGATCAATGAAGGCGTACCGATCGCGGACGTGAATGCATTCATCCGCAGCGCGTCGGAAAACGGCCTGATCTCGGACGACAGCGCCCGCAGGCTGAGATACATGAATAACTCCAGGAAGTGAGGGTCACATAGATGGCAGTCAAGAAAGCAGCAATCTCCATTGGCGATTGGCTCAAGAGCACGGGATTCTCCGCCGAGAAAACGCTTTCCTCGGCACAGGAGCAGCGGAAAAACCTGCTGCAGCAGATGGACAGCGCAAATGCGTCATACCTCACGGGCGAGAACCGCGGCGCACTGCAGAGGGCGTTCAGCAACTATCAGGCGACCATGAACGTGCTTCGCGGCGCCGGCTATGACACCGGAAATGACGTCGACGTTCTGCGCAGAGCCGTGCACTCGTCCTTTGACTTCCAGAACCAGTTCAAGGACGAAAACGACTTCAACGTGTCGTATGCCTACCCGACGAAATACAAGGGCAAGACCCGCACGGACGTGAACGCGGCGCTCGCGCAGCTCAAGAACACGCCGGGGGCTGAGGCGGAATATGACTGGCTGAACAAGAACCAGATGAATTACTGGTCTGCGGACGAGCTGAAGGCGCAGATCGGCGCGTGGCAGAACGAGATTTCCGGCATTGAACAGCAGCGCCGGAATATGCCGCGCATGGCCGCCGGGAGCACGGACGCGGACTATGCCAAGCGCCAGCAGGAGGCGCTCGCGCTCTCGGGGCAGATCGATGAGCGAAAAGCGAAGATCGGGGAAGCGCAGAGCCTGCTCACGCGGAAGACCTACGATGACGAGATCAGCAAGTGGGACACGCAGATGCAGAAGGCGCTCTCCGACTACAGCAAGGCGCTGAGTGTGAGCGAGAGCGCGAATACGGAGATGGCGATGGCCGGAAACTCCGCATTCGTGGTGCAAAACAGTGACTACGCCACGAACGCGCGCAACACGGTGCGCAGCTTCGAGCAGAAGCTGCGTGATTACGGCTACAGTGACCAGCAGATCAACGGCATCCGCAACTACGCGCTCACGCAGCAGCACGCAAACGAGGCTGCGGAAATGGCACAGCAGGTCGCACAGGAGGCCAAGGAGCATCCGTGGCTTTCTTCCGCTATGTCTGTCGGCACGAATATGATGGCCGGAGCGGGCGCGCTCGACATCGCGGCGCAGAATGCGCTGAACGGGACAGACCCGTTCACGGGCGAAAAAATGGTCGTCGACCGCTATACGAAATCCATGGTACCGAGCACGGTGACGAACACCATCCGCGGGAGCATTTCCGAGGATATGAGCGGCATCGGGTCGTTTTTGTACAACACCGGCATGAGCATGGCCGACAGCCTGGCAACGCTGGCCATCGGCGGCGTGACCGGCCTGCACGGCGCGGCGGACGTGATCCTCGGCGGTGCGGCGGCATCTCAGGCAATCACGGATGCGTATGACCGCGGTGCTTCTGACTCGCAGGCCATGTCGGTCGGTCTGCTCTACGGAACGGCCGAGGCACTGTTCGAGCACATCAGCCTGGACAAGCTGCGCATGTTCCACACGTCGGCGGCCGCCGGGAAGAAGACCGCGAAGACGCTGGTTAAGGATATGCTCAAACAGAGCTTCGTGGAAGGCAGCGAGGAAGTCTGCACGGACATCGCAAACGTCATCTCCGACGCGATCGTGATGGCCGACAAGAGCGAGATCAACCAGACGATCGCCGCCTATCAGGCAGACGGCATGAGCGAGGACGAGGCAACGCGCAGGGCGTGGCTCGATTGGCTCGGCCAGACGGCACAGGACTTTGCCGGAGGCGCGATCTCCGGCGGCGTGATGACCGGCGGCGACATGGCGCTCAACGCCGGAATGCGCAGCGCGAATTACCGCGAGACCGGCCGGCAGATCACAGCCAACGACTACGCGGACATCCTCCGCCACGCTGTAGAGGAAAGCGGCGACGAAAACCTCTGGAAGCTGGCCGGGAAGAAGCAGACAAACCGCAACACCGGCAAGCTCTACGAGGCGACACAGGGAGCAAATCTCACGCAGGCGGTCTCTGACCGTCTGGGTGCGCTCGGCACGCCGGAAAACGACGTGCAGGAGCTGACCGGCCTCGTGGTAAAGCAGATCAAGGGGCAGGAGCTGACGGGCAAGGAACAGCGAAAATTTGACGCCAGCAAGCAGGCGCAGCGCGCGGCGAACGAGTATGCATCCCTGTTCACGCGGGATGCAGACCGGACAACGAACGCATGGGCGCGCAGCCATATGCGTGACGCAGTCGAGCTGGAGCGCAACGCGATCTATGGCGGGGCGCGCAAGGCTGACGCAGGGCAGACGCAGACGCATCAGGCGGAGAAGAACGCCGAGGTGCAGGTAAACGGTGAGACCGCGCAGGTGCAGGCGCTCCGATATGACCAGGAGAGCGGCAGCGTGGAGCTGTCCGTGAAGGCCAAAAACGGCGATGTGCAGCGTGTTTCCGTGAAGGACGCCAAGCTGCCGGAGGGCACGCGCCTGCTCGCCGAGAGCGCGGAAAAATACGGCGAGACCGCGCCGCAGATGTACGCAAACTACAAAAACGGGCAGGACGTGGAGCGCTACGCCAGCGCCTACGAGGTGGCATACTCTTACGGACACGCGCGCGTGAAAAACTACGCTGTGCTCGAGAACAGCGGCGCAGCATCGTATCTGACACCGGAGCAGCGGAAATTTGCCTACGATACCGGACTCGCCGCGGCGCGCAGGGAATCTGAGGCAAAGAGCGTGGCGGCCAAGAGCGGCGAAATTCAGGCCGGCAGCGTGACACTGGAAGGCGGAAAACTCGGAAACGTGACGCTCGCCGCCGTGAACACGGCCGGCCTGACGCGCAAGCAGACGGCGTCGATCGACGTGGCACGCAAGGTGGCCGAGGCGACCGGCGTGAACGTTGTGTTCTTTGAATCGCAGACCGGAGAGGACGGCAGATACCTCGGCATGAACGGCGCATACCGCGATGGTACGATCTATCTGGACGTGAACGCAGGGAAGAACAACGTGGGAATTGGCGAGACGGCCATCCTGAAGACGATGTCGCACGAGCTGACGCACTTCATCCAGCAGAACAGCGGCCAGTATGAGGCGCTGAAGGAATTTGTGGCGAACCATGTGCTCGAGAGCGGCGACAGCATCGAGCGCCTTGCCAGGCAGAAGCTCGACAACGACTCGACCGGCGAGCTGACGATGGACGGCGCGATGGACGAGGTCGTGGCCGATGCGTGCGAGATGATGCTGCGCAACACCGAGGCCGTGCAGCGGCTGGCGAATGAGAACCGCAGCCTTGCCGAGAAGATCCGCGACTGGATCGGCGACTTCGTGAAGAAGCTGCGCGCTGCGTTTAAGGGAGACCGCGCGACGCACGACGAGGCGAGAGCTATGCTCGACCGGATGGTGGAGCTGCAGAAGCTCTGGGACGATGCGCTGGTGGATGCGGCGAAGGCAAACGCCGCAAAAGAAAACACCGCCGGGGATGGCAGTGTGCAGGAATCGTCTCGCGGGAAGTACTGGCGGCCTGACCTGAATCAGCAGGAATGGTCGCTTTTGAACCGGCGAATGGAAAAAGAACTCGACAGCGGCAAACAATATCTTGACGAATCCACAAAGTGGCTGTACGCTGAAGAAAAGGGCGTGAAGGTGTTCGCCTTGTACGGGGTGGGAGATGGTACTGAGGCGACCACACTGTATGCGGTCGGCGGAAAACAAGCCGCGCTGCAGAATGCGAATATTGCAGAATATGTTGAGAGGAGCAGAGAATATGACAGAGATGGACGATCTGTTGATTCGTGGGTTGAGTTGCTTCGGCGTAAGAAAGGGAGCAGGGGCAGAAATCTATCTCAGGGTCAAGGACCAACCGGAGCTTCAAGAACGGCTCATGGACTATATGGCGGATCACCGCGAGGCAACGGCGGAAGAACTTCTGGACGTGGCTCGGAGAATCAGCGCAAAGTAAAAGAGCAGTTCTCCCTCCGCGAACCGGTGGAGCAGGTGCGCGATCTTGTCGCCGTGCATGGCTTGACGGAGCAGAACCTGCGGGGCGCGCTTGCGCTCGGCGGATTGCCGATGCCGAGTATCGCGGTCGTAAAAGCTGCGCAAGGGCACAGCAAGTACGGCCCGATTTCCATGGTGTTCGGCAGGGAGAGCATTGACCCGCAGGCGGATTCCAGGAACAAAATCTACGGCGGGGATGCCTACACGCCGACAGCACCGGCGGTGGAATATCCGGTAGACTACGACCGGATGCGCGCCGTGGAAAACCGAATTTCTGAGCTGAGCAAAAGCGTCGCCAACGGTGCGTTCTGGAACAGCAGCGCACTGCAGCGCGCCGGTATTGGCGAAGAAAGCAGTATGAGCGCCGTAGAGATTGCGGAGAAACTTGCGAGAGACGACAGCGTGCGCGCTGCCTATCTGGCCGACCATGGGGAAGCGCTCGAGCCGGTTATGCGGGTGAAGGAGTTTAACAGCTTCGGCAACGACGCACTGGCAAAACTCGTGCAGAAGATTGGCGTGCAGGAGCTGGCACGCATTGAAGCGGACATGGAAACCGGAGACTACCAGTCTGCGCGAGAGATCGAAGACACGGTGCGCCGGATTATCCGTGACAGCTACGAGGAACGGCATCGCAGATTTCTGAACCGAAAGCCGGAACTGAAAGAAAAGCGGATTGACCACTTCATGGATAACAATGTCCATACTTCCACGGTCGAGAATTTCATCCGGGATGCGTGGGCGTTTTACGAAGATCAGGGAGCTACAACGAGCGAAGTAGACCGGTTTGCCACAAGCGACAAACTGCACGAGGCAACGGATACCGCGGATGTGAAGGCGTGGCTGCTGCCGCAGCTGAAATCTGTTTTTGGCGAACCCGGCATTTACAACGGGAAGAAGCGCTATACCGCCTCTGGAGACAGGCGCAGCTTTTCGCAGCTGCATTGGGAATACACGCTCGAGAACATTGTGCGTGCGATGGCGGAAACCCAGAAGGAGCGCGGCGGCCAGACGTGGGGAACGTCGGCAGGAGCTATGCAAGCTGTCAGCGCCGAGGACTTTTCAAGCATTGATGAAGTGAAGGCGGCGAGCGGAAGGCTCGGCAAAGCAGAAGGTGAGCAGTATGAGGCGGCAAAGAATGCTGTTGAAAACCTGATCGATCAGGCAACGCGCGCCGTTATGCGAGAGACGCGGCCGCACGCCGACAATTCGTTCGATGAAAGAGAAATTATCGGCGATGTTATGATGGAAGCGGCGAAGGGCAAGCGGACTACGCGGGCCATTCAGCAGGCTTTTGCGAAAGAGGGATATTCGGTCAGTGAAGGAACTGCGCGCCGGATTCAAGAAGTCTATCGAGCGGCGGCTGCGCTTCCGACGGAATATTTCGAGGCGAAGCCGCAGAGAGCGGTCGGCTTTGACGAGGTAAAAGTGGCCATTGTGCCGGACAACATCAACGCCGAACTGAAACAGCGGCTTGAGGCTACAGGTGTGCCCGTGTGGGAATACCACGCTGGTGACGAGGATCAGCGCCTGCAGATTCTGAACTCGGATAAATCGTGGCAGTTTTCCGAGCGTGACGACACGCGGACAGACCGCGACGTGCTCTCCGATGCTGCGGACGGCGATGCGGCCAACGTGCGCGAGATGGAGATGCTGCGCGAGTACCGGGAGAAGCTGCGCGAATACATGAGCGCATCGAAGCGGCTGGAGAAGCAGCGTCAGATCGCGCTGACCTCGACCGACAAGAGCGAGCGCATGAAGGCGGCGAACCGTGCCAACAACGCAGCGCAGAGAGTGAGCAAGCTGGACGAGCAGCTCACGCGGATGCAGAACGCGAAACCGCTGCGCGAGCTGGTGGAACGCGAGCTGAAGACGCGCGACAGTCTTGCCAAGGAAAACGCCATGCTGCGCGACCGCGTGGAGTATTGGCGCGGGCAGACGCACACCACAGAAGAAGCGACTACAGACCCGAAGGCCGTGCGGGAAGCGGCGAAGGATATCATCAAGCAAACAGGCAGCAGCATCGACGCGGACGAGGTCGCAGGAAGACTGCAGGAGCTGTATGACGGCATCGCCCACGCGACGAGCGAGAACGGCTTGAGTCAGGAGGATATCTGGAATCGCGCGTATGATCTTGCGCACGACATTCTCGACGACGTGAGCGTCAGGGACGACATGATGTATCAGGAGTACAGCGACCTGCGCGCGTACTTCCGCAACACGCAGATCACGCTCTCGCCGGCCATGCTCGGGGACTTCACAGACTTCGGCGACTTCCGCAGGCGGAACTATGGCAGGATGAAGCTGAAAAAGGGCGAGCACGGGAACGTGGACCAGATCTATGAAGAGGCGGGCACGATGTGGCCGGGGCTCTTTGATTCGGATCGCGTATCCAATCCGGGCGACCAGCTGCGGGAGATCGACGATGTGCTCAACCGCATCTACACGATCGACGAATACAACCCGAACGACCGGTATATGCATCAGGCGGCGCAGAGCGTCGCAAACGAGATCATCGAGCAGTTTTTTGATACGCCGGAGCAGAAAACGTTTGCGGACCGGCAGGCGAAGAAGCACGACCAGCAGAAGACGCACTACCTCAACCAGATCAACGAGCTGCGCAAGGCCAATGACACGCGCATCGCGGAGCTGCGGGCACAGAACCGCAAACGGCTGCAGGAAGCCATAGCAAGAGAGCGCGAGAAACGCGATGAGCAGATTGCGCGGCTGAAAGACAGGAACGCGGCGGATAAGGCGCGCCGCGAGGAAAGCGCGGCCGTGGCGAAATACCGCCCGCGCATCGAGAAGAAGGCGAAGCGCCTGAGCGATTGGCTGCTGAAAAACAGCGACAAGGAGCACATCCCGGAGCCGTTGAAGCTGGCGGTGGGCGAGTTCCTGGAATCCATCGACTTTACAAGCAAACGGGCGCTGGACGGCGGCGCGCTGACGAAAAAGGACATTCAGCGTTCGCTCCGGTATACTGACCGGATGCAGAAACTGCTGGAAAGCCTGCGCGGGCAGAACGAGGGCGGAACGAGCGATCTCGGGCTGTATCTGGACATTCCGGATGGATTCCTCGATGAGATGCAGAAACACATCAACGCTGCATCGGCCATCATCAGCCAGAACCCAGGCGAGAACGTTGTGAACCGGATGAACGGTGAGCAGCTGCAGCAGCTCGACCGGATGCTCACAATCCTGACGCGCAGCATCCAGAACGCGAACAAACTCAAGGCAAATGCACACTTTGAGACCGCGCGGCAGGCGGCGCAGGCGACGGTGCTGGAGCTCGAACGGCTGGGGCAGGCCAAAGGAAGAACGAAGGCTGGAGAAAAGGTGGCTGGTTTCTTCAGCTGGGATAACACGACGCCGTACTACGCTTTCCAGCGCTTCGGTGAGGGCGGCAAGGCAATCTTCGAGGCGCTGTCGGCCGGCTGGGATCAGATGGCCTTCAACACGAATACGGTCATGAGATTCACGGAGCAGGCATATAAGCCGGAGGAAGTGAAGGCTTGGTCGAAGGAAACGCACACGCTCAAGCTTGAGAGCGGAGAGACCGTGAAGATGACGACTGCGCAGATGATGGCGTTTTACTGCCTGTCGAAGCGCGAGCAGGCCATCGGCCATCTCCTTGGCGGCGGTATGCGCGTGGAGGACATCCAGAACAGCGGGCGCAAGGGAAACATCAAGCAGGCGAACCCGTTCCTGCTGACGCAGGAGGACATCATCAAGATCAACGGCGCGCTCACAAAGCGGCAGCGTGAAGTGGCGGACAAGCTGCAGAAGTACATGACGCAGCAGGGCAGCGAGTGGGGCAACCGCGTTTCGATGGAGCGCTTTGGATATCGCGCGTTCACGGAGGAGAACTACTTCCCCATCGAGACGATGGACTCCGAGCGCGACGAGAGAGGCGTTCCGCAGAAAGAGAATGATATGTTCCGCCTGCTGAATATGTCCGCGACGAAGAGCCTTGTCTACAAGGCGAACAACGCGCTCGTCGTGCACGACATCTTTGATGTCTTTGCAAACCACATGACGGACATGGCGAAGTATGACGCGCTGGCGCTGCCGATCCTCGACGCGATGAAGTGGTACAACTACCGCGAGAAGCAGAAGCTCGAGAACGGACATGTGCTCACGACGACGGTGCAGCGGTCGCTCGAACAGGCATACGGCAAGGACGCCAACAAGTATTTCACGACGTTCATCAAGGACCTGAACGGCGTGAACGAAGGCGGCCGCGGGGAGGGATTCGCAAAGAAGATGCTCTCCAACTACAAGGTGGCGGCCGTGGCCGCGAACCTGCGTGTGGCGCTGCTGCAGCCGACAGCGTATGTGCGTGCGGTCGGCGTGATGAACCCGAAGTATCTGGCAAAAGGATTTTCCGCGAAGAGCGGATACAAAGAGGCAGAGACGCACAGCGGCATCGCGCTGTGGAAGCAGATGGGCTTCTACGACACAAACATCGGCAGGGGCGTCCGCGACCAGATCAAGAACGCCGGGACGTGGAAGGACTCGACGGTCGAATTCCTTATGAAAGGCGCAGAATGGGGCGACCGGATTACATGGGGCCACTTGTGGAACGCCTGCAAAGCGGAGGTGCGTGACAAGCAGAAGCTGACCGGCGACGCGCTGCTGAAGGCGACGACCGAACGCTTCCGCGAGGTCGTCTACTCGACGCAGGTGGTTGACAGCACGATGACACGCAGCCAGGCGATGCGCGCGACCGGTGTGTACGGCGCTGTATCTACGGCCTTTATGTCGGAGCCGACGCTGTCGTACAACCTGCTGCTCAAGGCGTACACAGACTACACGGCGGAGCTGCGCGCGACCGGAGACAAAAAAGAAGCGTGGAGAAACGCAAGCGGGAAAATTGCAAGAGCGTTGGCGACCTATCTTGTGTCGGCGGCTGCTTCTGGGCTTGCCGAATCAATCGTGGACGCCTGCAGAGACGACGACGAGTACGCCACGTGGCTGGAGAAGTACCTGAGCGCGCTGATCGGCGCGAAATACAAAGACGGAAAGCTTTCCGGCGTGAACCCGCTTGAAAGCAACCTGTTCATGGACGTGGATATCCTTTCGAAGCTCCCGATTCTCAAGGATTTCATGTCGATGATCTCCGGGTACGAAAACGACCGGATGGACACGGAATGGATCAGCAACCTGATCGACGCGTATCGAATCTGGGACGAGACGATCAAGCTGGAGACCGGCGAGCTGGACGAGCCGACGGACGTGACGTACAACGGCAACATGACGCTGTACGGAAAGATCTACAAGACACTCAAGGCCGTCTCACAGGCGACCGGTCTGCCGATCAGCGCGGTGAGCCGTGAGGCCGTAACGCTCTGGAACACCATCGCCGGAGCTGCCGGCAAGGGCGACGAGTGGACGATCCACACCTATGACTCCGGACCGGAGAACCAGATCAAGTACGGCCTGAAGGACGGCTACCTCACGCGCGAAGAGGCGCAGCAGCTGCTGGTCGAAAAAGGGCTCGCGGACAACGAGGATGATGCGTACTGGAAGATTGACAAGTGGGCGACCGGCGAAGGAAAGTACGACGAGGCGCTCGCTGCGGTGCTCAGCGGCGACAAGGCCGCCTTTGATGCGCAGGCCAAGGAGCTGAAAGAGCACGGCATCGGCGAGAAGCAGCTGCAGTCTGCGGTACGCTCACAGACGGAGGAGTGGTACGTCGGCGACGACGACGGAAAGCGCTCGATCACGAAGGAGCAGGCGCTGAAGATCCTGCAGCAGTACGGAGGAAAAGACGCCGACGAGGCGCAGAAACTGGTGCAGAAGTGGACGTGCGAGGTCGTGACCGGCACGGACTACGACGACATCAAGGATCTGTATCTCGACGGGAAGCTCACGCGGTCTCGCGCGGTAGACATGCTTGTGCGCTACGGCGGGATGACGCAGGAGGATGCGCAGAACAAGATCGACACGGCGGATTTCGTCAAGGCACATCCGGAATGCGACGGCATCAGCGTCGAGGCCGTGCAGAAGTACAACGAGCAGGCGAAACCGGCCGGTCTGGACGCGGGAACGTTCTGGGAAGCGTACCAGTTCAAGAACGATGCGAGGACGACGCGCGACAGCAACGGCAAGGCCATCAGCGGTCAGGGGGCAATGGACAAGGTCGCTGCGTATATCGACGGGCTGGGCATCAGCTCTGCGCAGAAAAGCGCTCTGTTTTTGTGCTTCTACAGCCAGACCTCGCTCAACAAGATCCGCTGGAGCAATTAAATCTGGGGAGGGATAGAAATATCCCTCCCTTTTTTATATTGTAGAAGCAGTGGAAGGAGGCCATCATATGACAATCACAATCGCAGACGGGCGCGGGGCGCTGTGGCAGTGGGACACTGGGCGGCGGGTCAAGATCACCGACGGTGACGGCGTCAAACAGGTCCACTACCAAAATAGGTGCTTTGGCCGCAGCGTGGACGTTGATGTTGGGGATGACGGCACGGCCATCATCCCGGACGAGCTGCTGCAGGACTGGCACACGCTGACGGCCTACGCCTACGTCACCGACGACACCGGCGCGTACACGATGGTGCAGCAGGACTTTGCCGTGCACAAGCGTGCGAAGCCCGCCGGGTATGTATACACGCCGACCGAGCAGATGACGCTGCGGACGATCCAGCGCCAGATCGGCGACAATGGCAACTGGTATCTCGGCACGACCGACACCGGCAAGCCATCGCGCGGGGCAACCGGCGCGAAGGGTGACACAGGCGCAACCGGCCCGGTCGGCCCCCAAGGCCCTGCCGGTGCACCCGGCAAGGACGGCGCGGGCATGGACATCACCGGCGCGACGGTCGGCCAGATTGCCAAAATCACATCCGTGGACGCATCCGGCGTGCCAACCGCGTGGGAGCCGGTGGATATGCCGTTAGGTGGGGGCGGCGACTTTGCGTGGGAAAAAATCGCTGACATTAATGTCGCAGATGATGTGGCAAATGGGGTGAGCGCATGGGAGTATACCGGCTTGCCCGGATACGATGCCATCATGTACTTTAAGCAAAGCCTTAAAGGAGAGTCCAGCACGGTAAGCGGTATATCTGTTGCCATCAACGGCGGAAATTCTCAACCGTCTGGTATCCAATACAGCCAAAGCGGGTATAGCTGCGTTGGCCTGATATATTTGTCGCCTTTTGGTATGCTCCATCTCGCGACTGGGAACGCCAATTCGCCAACAAATCTTGGTAATGGCGGTATGTCAGCAATGTATTGCCCGGTTCCGGCAGATGGTGATCGCATCACCTCCATCAAACTTACACCGCATACGGTATATAAAGTCGTCAGCGGAAAACTTACGCTATACGGGGGTAAACACCAATGAAAATTTGTGTAAACGGCGCCATCCGCGACATGACCGCTGAGGAAGTCGCGGAGATGGAAAAGCTGGCAGCGGAAGCACCCGCGCCAGAACCCACACCCGAGGAGCGCATCGCTGCGCTGGAAAAGGACAACGCCGAGCTGCGTGAGGCAATGGACACACTGCTTACGGGGGTGACGACATGAGTGATCTGCGAGACCGCGTAATCGCGTACAACACGGAGATCAAGGCCGCGCTGCAGACGGTGCTCGACGCACTGAATGCTGGCCAGCGGAAAAAGCTGCTGAAAAACCCAGCCGTAAAAGCGATGGCAGAGCGGTATGGGATCGACACGGAGGTGTAAAGGATGGATATCATCGAGGCTTTTGCCACGAAAAACAAGTGCTATCAGGTGGCGACACCGCTGACGCCGCAGGGCATCATGCTGCACAGCGTGGGATGCGCGCAGCCGTCTGCTGCGGTATTTGCGCGCAGCTTTAACCAGTATCAGCCGGGCGGACAGAGCGTGTGCGTGCACGCGTTTGTACAGGCGGACGGCACGGTGTATCAGCTCCTGCCGTGGGAGACGATCGCATGGCACTGCGGCGGGAGCGCCAATTCTACGCACATCGGAGTAGAAATGACCGAGCCGAGCGAGGGCATGTATTACGCGGAGGCGGCAGAGCAGATCGCGGGTACATACCACACGGCTGTGGAGCTGTTCGCCGCGCTGTGCAAGCAGTACGGCCTCAATCCGGCGCAGGACGGCGTAATCATCGGGCACGCCGAGGGACACAGGCGCGGCGTGGCGAGTAACCACGCAGACCCGGAGCTGCTGTGGGATGTCTATGACATGGGCTACACGATGGATGGCTTTCGGGCGGACGTTGCGGCCAAGATGGTCGCGGGAAATACAGACGAGGAGGACGACAATATGGCAAGATACGACAGCATCGACGATGTGCCCGGCTGGGCGCAGGACACAGTGCGCGCGCTGATGGACGCGGGCGCGCTGCAGGGTGACGATCAGGGACGGCTGGACCTGTCGCTGGATATGATCCGCGGCATGGTGATCGGCAAGCGGTACGCGGACGCGTGCAACCCGAGATATGCCACGATCGACGACGTGCCCGCGTGGGCGCGCGAGGAGACGCAGCGGATGATCGACCGCGGCGTGCTGGCCGGTACGGGCGGCGGCAAGCTGGATCTGTCGCTGGATATGCTGCGCACGATGATCGTGTGCCAGCGGATGGCCGACGCCGCTGGCGACGCCGGGAAGTGAGGCGCGTATGTCGGAGGTTATCCTTGCCGCGCTGATCAGCGCGGCGGCCGCTATTGTGGTCGGCGTCATCAACAGCCGCGCGCAGCACAGCAAGCTGATCGCGGAGCTGGACAAGCGCGACGAGCTGCAGGCGTATCGCATCGGGCAACTAGAGCGCAAAGTGGACAAGCACAATCAGGTCATCGAGCGTACATATAAGCTGGAGGAGTGCACCGAGCTCCTCGGCGAGCGCATCAAAGTGGCCAATCACCGGATCGATGATCTGGAGCACAAAAATTAAGAGGAGGACATCATTATGGAACTTGGTATTGCATCTGTGGCGGCGATCACCGCCATCGCGTATCTGCTGGGCATGGCCGTCAAGGCGACCGAGACCGCGGACAAGTGGATCCCGATCATCTGCGGCGCGGCCGGCCTGATCCTCGGCGTCGTCGCCTGGGCGATGGGCGTGCCGGACTTTCCGGCGCACGACTGGCTCAACGCTGCGGCCGTCGGCATCGTGTCCGGCTGGGCGGCGACGGGCCTTAACCAGTCTGTGAAACAGCTTTCCGTTAAATAATTTCTATTACACACCCGTTGCACACTCAAAAATGAAAAATCGTTGATTTTCAACGTGTGCAACTGTTATAATGCTTGAATGGCATTCAAGAGGTCAGCGGTTCGATCCCGCTTATCTCCACCACGAAAAATCCTGCATCCGTAAGGACGCAGGATTTTTTCTTTTTCCCCGTTGTTTTGAAGCCGCCGGGGTGTCAACAAAACGTGTCAATAAATCATCTCGCCGGGCACTGCATCGCAGCGTCCGGCGTTTTGTATGCCTTGCCTGCCGCCGCCCGGATTTTTCACGGATGCCGGACAACTCTCTGCACAGTCCTGTTTATGGGACTCATGATGTGATAGGGTAAAACCACAGAGGAAAAACCGGCTTCGGGAAAGGAGAAACGATATATTTGCGTTGTTTTTGGTGATCGTTTATTACATTGTTGGCCTTCTGCGCGAGAGCAATCTGGAGTTTGTCGCTGCTGAGTACTATTGCGATCAATGCAGATGGATGGCGGAGAGCAAGCGCAGCGGACAACTGCCTGAAGATCGTAAATACTGGGAGCACTAACACATGACGGCGCCCGAGCTGCGGGCGTGGATCGACAGCCTGACGCAGGACATCGACTTTGCCTATCGCGGAAAATTCGGGTCGATCTGCCCGTTTCATCGTGAGGATATTGCCCTGTGCTATGACGGCTATGCGGTGGATGCGCACTCCGTGGACGAGGCGATGGCGCTGCCGTTTATCTGCGGTCACTCGCTCGCGGAGCTTTGTGAGGAGCTGGATATTTGACCGCCGTGCTGCGCGGCGGAGAAAGGAGCAGAGGAATGGAACTGGAACGCGCGAGAACGCTGCTGACCGAACTGGCGGACGGCGTCGATCCGCTGACGGGGGAGTGTCTGCCGTCCGACAGCGTCTGCAACCGGCCGGAGATCATCCGCGCGCTGCACTGCGTGCTGCAGCACACAGCCGGCGGGCGAAAGCGCCCGTCGCCGCCCAATGCGGGCAAGCCGTGGACGGAGGCGGACGACAGTGCTCTGCTGCAGATGTATGACGCTGTCTCTTATACACATCTGACGCTGCCGACGAAGAGGATAGTGTAG